ACGATTGAGCGTTTAAAAATGTTCCATTATCTTGAGAACTTGTTCCGGTTTCTGTTAATGTATTTGTAGTCGCTTTTACTTCGTATTTGAAAACTTCATCCAAAGATCCCAAGCTCGTAACTTCGTGAGCTGTAATTACAAAACCATAATCGTCATAATTGGCGAAAAATAAATTTTTGTAGCCACCTCGCTGATCTTTACAGCCGAGCATCTTGCCGGCACTAATAAGGCATGTTGACATATATTTTTTGTTTTTTATTAAAAACCGCCCAACTTAATGAGCGGTATTTATGTTAATTAATTAGTCTAAAGATAACCAAACGATTTCCTCAGCGTTGTAATATCCAACACCTACAGCGTAAACCACTTTTCCTCTAACTTTTCCAGTTAGTAAACCGATTTCGTCTTCGTCAACTAAAGCAACTTGGTTGTAATCTGCAGTTAAACCTGTAGCAAATACAAGGTTTTTCTTTTCGTAGATAACAACTGAGTTAGCTGGCAATCCGTTTAATACAACTAAATTGTGACGTCCGAATGCTAAAGGAAAATCAGTATTCCCCATTCCATAAGTAATCCCTTGAGTTGACAAGTGGAAAGCGTAAGCCTGAGCAACGTCTGGAGAAACCGCAACGATTAACTCTTTATTTCTCAAAGCAACTGGAACAGCGCTTAAAGCTGGTTTTAAATATTTAGTCAATACGTTAGCCTCAGTAACGGCAGCGTCTGCAGTTGGCTTGTTAACGTCTGAATCGTCAGCGAATTGAGTTAACCAACCATCAAAGTTAGTTGAAGACGTCCACATGTCAGACTCTAATTTTTCACCGATAGCTCCTAAAACTTCAGCTTGAATAGCGTCCATAATGTCGCTAGGTGCTGTTCCGTTAGCAGCTCCAGCGCCCATAATTCCGTCGCTCCATGTTTGTCTAAAATCCTCTTTACAAACATCAAAATCATTTTTGAATTTGAAAGGCTCGATAGTGTTTTCGTTTAATACGATTGTTCCAGCTGGAGCAAATCCGCAAGTGTAAGCGGTAGTTCCGTCTGTGTAAGCGATTTTACGCAAAGACAATTTAAAGTTTACGTTTTCAGCGATTGTAACCGCTCCTTTTTCTATTGTGTCAATAGTTTTGAACGCTTGACCGATAATTGCACCGGCAGCAGTTCCGTTGTAGTTTGAACTTACAGTTGTAGTTGTAGCCATTTTTTAAAATTTAATTTTTTAAGTTATTTAAGATTTTTTGTGATCTAGTTAGTTTCACGTTTTTTGTTGAAGTTTGAGCAACTTCCGGCTTTGCTTTTGTTGACGCTTTCACTTCAACTTGAGTAGTTTTAACCTCAGCAATCTGAGCGCTTAATTCTGTACGAATAGCCTCGATTTGTTTTGAAACTTCAACGCTCATATTGGTAACGATAGCTTTTATCATTTCCTCTGTTGTCATTTCAACTTCAACCTCAACCTCAGCCTCTGGAGTTTCCTCTTCAGCCATTGCCTCTTTAATTTCAGCAATCATTCCCTCTTCGGTGATTACTAAAACTCTTCCGTCTTCAAGTTCGTGATCTCCGATTGGAGCTGGAACTTTGTCACCATTCTCAGCAACGATAAAAACCGCTTGCCCAGCCTCAAAAGACTCAGCCTCTAAAATAGTAACACCATCTTTTAGCATCATTGTAGCCATTGTAATAACAACTTCAACTTGCTCAACTTCGCTCGTTAATTTTACCGATGCGAAACCATCTTTTATCGCGTTAACGATACTTTCTAAATTCATATTAATCTCTGTTTTTAAATTTACTTTCTCCATGTCAAAGACTCCGTCAATTGAAAATCCTTTGACTTTGCCAGTCTTCACGTAGTCGTTCCAAATCTCGTCGTTATTGACTTTCATTGCAGCAAACCAAGTTCCGATTGGCTCATTAAATCCGTGCATTACGGATTTGTCGTGTACCTCATCCTCTTTTATCCAAGTTTCAACAAATGTCACGTTTTCAATTTGTTGTCCTGAATGTTCAATAGTTGAGTTATTTTGATAACCTTGTTGGCTAAAATTTTGTTGAACTTGTTTAATCGTTTCTTTTGGGAATACGATATTAAATTCGTGTCCGTCTTGTACTCTATAAATTGGTTGGTCTGGTATTAATACCGCACCTAATAAAATCCTTTGCTCCTCGTTTATTGTAGCAAGTTTGATTTCCTTTTGTTTTGATAAGGTTACAAATTGCACTTCAATCGCTGGATCTGAAACTAAAGAGATTGCATAAACTCCGTCGTTTTCTTGTTCATTAAATAAAACTTTGTAAGTCTCCATATATAGTATAACTTTAATTTGTTATTTTGTTATAAACTTTTTTTCATTTTTAAGGTTTTAAGCTTAAATATTTAACTTTAATTCTAAGGCGGTTTTTAAGCGTTTATTTTAATTAAAAGGACTTTATATATATTGTATTGACTTTTTAAAGTTTTTCAATTTAACGCAAAATCCTTTTAAATTCAATATCTCACGGCTCAAGATTTTATCTATTGTAAATATTTTTATAATAGATTTTATTTATATTAAATTGACGCATTCGATATAATATTGCGATCCATAGCTTGAGCTGTGCTTACGTCTGAGGCCACAACAAAAGTCCTTTGAGGCGTTTGCGTTTGTTGTCCGATTGTCTGCGCTAGTTGGTTTGTTGAACTCGATCCGACCGTGTTGAAACTCGGCGCTGTCATACTCGGAGCGCTACCACCTTGAGCGCCACCTCCACCGCCACCACCTCCGCCAGGAATTTGAACTGATACGATATCTTGTACCGCTTTAAATCCTGTCGCTGCGATAATTGCAACGTTGGCAATTTTCAATCCAATTTCAAAAGGGGTGACGGTCTTGGTTGCAAGCTCTGCCGTTATACCCTGATAAGTATTTATCAAAGCCGCTGCCGCTGCCATCGCTTTACCGGCTGCCGTATTTTTACCCAATAAGTCTGCGCCCTTGCTTAACGTCTCCGAAGTCTTTGCAAATAAAGCTTGTTTTGCTGCGGCTGTTCTTTTAGCGATTTCAACTTCGGCAGCTCCTTGCTCCTCATCGGATTTTTTCTTTTTAGCTTTGCCCTCTGCATCTAAATTTTCTAAGTCAGCTAAATGCTGCATCTCAAGATCGAAAGTGCTTTGACCGGCCGCCTCTAAAATTGCTTTTTTCTCCTCGTATTCTCTTTGAAGTTTTTGAGTTGGAGTTTCTTTGTCTTTGGCTAAGTCGTCAATAATTTTTTGCGCGTCGTCTTGTCTTCTTTTTTCTGAGTCGGCTTGACTTTTATTTAAATCCTCAATTCCTTTTTGAGTCTCTTCATCAAATTTCTTTTTATCCTCAATCGCTTTTTTTCTCGCGGTTTCTGCGTCCTCTTTTGCTTTTGTCGCTGCCTCTTTATTTTTATCCTCAACCTCTTTATTATGGTTGGTTTGAGATTGTAATACTTCAACCTGGTGACGTCTTTGAATGTCTCTTCTCTCATCAAAGGCTTTTTGTACGTTTTGGTTTTGTTTATTATAATCTAAAATCGCTTTATTAGTGGTCTCTTGTTGTTTTTTAATTACCTCCTCATCCGCTCCAGCAGCTTTTAAAGATGCTAAATAATTCTTATTTTTTTCGTAGGTATTAAACGCAATCGCTCGTCCCGATTTCTCGTAAGCAATTTTCTCGTCAATCAATTTTAATTCTAATTTTCTAATTGACTCGGCACTCGCTCCGGATGCTTTGGCCATTGCCAACTCGTTGCTTTGTTTTTTCTGCAATTCGCTTGAATTACGCTCTAAGGTTTTGGATTGACTTTCTAAGGCTTTTTTATTTGCGTCAACGGCTGCGGTATTTTGAGCCGCTGCGGCTGAGCTTTCCTTAAAATAATTAACTAACGCAACTCCGGCAGCAATTAAAGCAACCACACCGGCCACAATTGCTCCGATAGGGTTTGCCATGATAGCCGCATTCCATAACCATTGACCGGCGGTAACTAATTTTTGAACTATTGAATAAGATTTTGCAACGGCTGCCAATTGTTTAAATGAGTCAACGCTCTCTCCAATAGTTTGCAACCCTTGAGATAAGGCCATTGCGCTTTGAACTTTTAAAAGCGTTTGTTCTACTTCTTTTGATTGACTACCGAATAATGATTGCGCACCCTGAAGCGCTGCAAAACCTCCGGCAACTCCAGCCAACGAGGAACTCAACGCCTTAAATTTAGCATCCGGATTAAAGGCATCCGTTAACGCTTTTGCGTCTCCGATTTGATCCTTTAATTGACCGGCTCTTTTTGCTGCCTCAATCGCCTCTTTTGAAGTAACTCCAAATTTTTCCGATAAGGCGGCGACGTCTGCCTGAGCCTCTCTTAATTGTGATCGTAAACTTCCAACCCTTTCGTCCGCGTTGCTTTCAATTTTTATGTCAATTACTTTCTCAATCGCCATTTTAATAAGTCTTTAAATTGTTGTAAATAGTTTTTTTTAAGTTCAAATTTTCCCTTAGCGCTTGCGATTATTTCATTGTGTTCGTATTGCTCAGCGTGCTTAAGCATTTCTAAAATATTATTTATCATAATTCGTTTAAGAGTTCAATGTCACTCTCTCCAGTTGTTAGGTTAGTTGTAATTTTATTAATTCTAAATAGACGATCCACAATTTTAAACCTATCGTTTAACTCAAAATTTAAGAGTATCGACAAAGGCAAAATCGCTTTGATTTTTGTCAGTCTATTTTTAGGGTTAAAAACTTGCATAATATAATCCTGATAATATTTTAAAAATAAAGTGTCTGTGAAATCATTGCTAAAAGTCCACTCGTTTAATTCAGCTTTAAAATTGATATTTGACTTACTTACGTTTGGATCAAAACTTCGAGAGTTGGATGGAGCTATATAAGACGTTATTTGTTCGTGCGTCGAAGTGGTTGGCCTAAATGACATGTTTGAAACTCCGGTGACTAATATCGGATAAAATAAAAGAGGCTTTCCTAAGGCTGCCTCATAATTACCCGTCGCAGCATTAAAGTTATCCGTTGCCGAATATCCCCATTGAATATTCAAAGGAGTTGTTCCGCCATTTACGTCGAATAATCTCTCATATTTAAAGTGAGAAAACGGGAGAGTTACTTTATAAATTCCGCCCTCAATTTCTGGGAGTTCGTTATAAATCTCCTTTGCCCAATCGTAGTTGAATTGTTGGCTGTGTTTTAAAGCCAAAAGAGTTTTTGTGTCCTCAAATCCGAACTCTATTTGTTTAAATGGCAAAGCTACATTTACGCTATTGCTATCGACTTTAATATATTGAGTAATGTCGAAAACTTCCGAAGTCGCATAAAAATCATTAAGAGTTTTTACAACTACAATTCCATTTTCAACGTAAGCCGTCAAATTAAACATTTTAAAAATACCACTTAAAAAATCGATAACTTTAATCTCCGGAATTTGTTGAGCAATATCAAAAATGAAAGTGGCATTTGTGTTGAAAATACTCGCATAATAATTACTGTATCTAGTTTCCGGTTGATTAAATTCATCAGTAGTTACATACCCTAATGACATTGCAATATTATCAATAGTAATAACAACCTGGCTTTGTATGTAAAATTGATAATTACCAGCTAAATATAGATTTGCAATACCTAAATTTGATTGAGATCCGTTTAAATTATTACTTTGCCAATACAAAGATCCGTTTCTAAAAATTATAAATCGATAGTCAGTTGTTGAGGTTGTTGTTATATTTATAAATGCCGGTCCGTCATAAAAAGCCTCAGGAACTCCAATCTCACTACCAAAGTCCCACGTCGTTATTAAGCTCGGAGGTAAAATTCCAGCATCAACTCCTTGGACTGGTCCTTTTGCTCTATGCAACCACATAAACAAATTATAATAATCCAAATTAGAACTATTAAAAAAATCATCGCTAAAAGTTAAGCCGTATTGAACGCCAATAGCTTGAACAATTGCGTCCAATCTTATCGCATATTTTAATTGACTCCATAAAAGTCCATGTTCGTGAGTCCCTCCACTTTGATAAAATAAATTATTTTCGTTCTCAGCGTGTCCGCTTGAGCTGTCAAAATAATATCGATTTGTATGCGATATAAATGGAGCAATTATATCGGTTGTCGTTGGATTAACTTGTAATTTTGCCTTTACATTTGTATTATTATAAGTCAAATTATAGTTTGACAAAGGCAAAGCGTTCAATTTATCCTCTCCGATAACGTCTTTTAGGTTAATTGTGTCACCATAATACGTCACTTTATAGGCGTAAGGTTGATTATTTTTTATTTCAACGCCCTCAAGTTTTACCTTTCCGCTATTAAATCGGTTGGAGTCAATCTCAATATACCCGTTTATCTTAATTCTCGCATCAAATCCTCCGTCAATATCGTAGTTATAATAATGTTTAAAGAGTCTATTATTCTCCTCACTTGCCGGAATGGTAAATGTCTTAGTAAAATTCGTAAAAATTAGGCTTATATCTTTGACGTCCTGGATCACTTGAGTGATTGAGATAGTCTCATCGCTGAATAAATCAATCCTATTATAAACGTTACCTATTCCAAAGACTCCACCGAGAGAGTTTAAAGTACTATTTAAACAACTTTCAGCCTCAAAAGTTCCTCCGTTGGTTTCAACTCTATTTTTAAATGAGTCAATCGTTGAGAGAGTTATATTTGTGTATTTATTAGTTTCTAAAAATAAAGCTAAATTTAATTTCATTTAGATTGCGTCGTTAATTAAATTATATGCAAACTCAAACTCAAGCTCATAATTGATAAGTCTATTTTTTACCCTTGTTTTTAATTCCGTTCCTTGAGTTTTTAAAATCACCGGTTTGTTATCTATTAAAACTTTCTCGCTCAAAAGTAAGTCGGTAATTAATTCGTTATAATTCTCATCAATCCAACCCGTATTGGTTTTTATATTTTGAGTTCCTATAAAATTGAATGATCTCTTTTGCCCTCTCAATGGATTATAATTAACTTCTTTTGGACTAAGTTTATAGTCTTCATTTTTTACGCTTAAACTATTCGTTTGTGCTTTGTATAATGTCAAAGTCTGCCAACCTCCAAAACGATTAATAAAGTCGCAAAGTACCGGAGTATATTTTGGCTCGCATATTGGATAAGTATAAAAATCATCGTTAAAAACGCTACCGCTTTGAG